AACACTGGAACATTTCAGGATTCATCAGGCAATAATATTGCTGTTTACTATTTTCCGTATGATTCTACGGCTGTTGATGCAAACGTACAGCTTTATTATATTACTGTTACTAATTCAATGGGAACAGAGCAGTTTACTAGGGAAGCTTGGCCTAACATTGTAACCAACGAAAGCCAAACTTTAACACAAGCCGATATTAGTAATGCCCTAACTAATCCTCAATTTGCAACTGTCTTATTTAATCCTTCTAATTCATTAACTATTACTACTACTGGATCTGGAACCTTAAGTACAACTATAGCTCCAGGATGGACATTAAATTTAACAACTCTAGGAATTGGAAGTGTTACTGTTACTAGAAATTCTATAGCAGGCTCAACGGCTTATCCTTATAATCCGCCATACACATTAACTGTAGCGCCAGGCGCTAATATTACTGCATTAACTCTATCACAAAGGCTTTACCATAACCCTAGCATTTGGTCGCCTCAACCAGGCGGGACTAATGGATATATCGCATCATCTATTTTATTAGCCCCTTTAAGCTCAGCAATTATGCAATATGCACCATCAACAGGTGCGGTACAAGAATTGCTTAACTCTACAAATACATTAGGAACTTATCAAGAGTTTACAAACACTATTCAATTAGCAACAGCCAGTAATACCGATTCTTCTAATGTTGGCTACGTTGATATTATTGTTTCTTTACCTATAGGGGCAACTACAACTTTTAGTAATGTACAAATTGTAGGGCTAGAAACTAATGAACCTAATGTTGTTTACGATCAAACTCCGGTTAATCGTCAAATGGATTATATGTTTCATTACTACAATCCATTATTACAATATAAACCTATACCGAGTTATCTGACAGGGTGGGATTTCCCCTTAAATCCTGCCCAATTTTTAGGATCGAGTGTTGCAGCTCAAGCAGTAGGGGCTAATAAGTCTTTTTATGCTTGGGATCAAACAATTGTATTTCAATCTGTTAACAGTGGTGTAAGTGTTAGTCGTGGAGGCAATGGAGAATTTGTATTAACCGCTGCTACTACAGGTGTACAGCCAGCTATTATTCAATATTTAAGTGGTCCTATAGTTAAAGAAATGCTAAATTCCAGAATGTCTTGGGCCATTGAAAGCAAAACGTCTAGAACGTTGGGAGTTAATGCCACTATTTCTTTGTGGTATTGTACTGATGTTTCCTTACCTAACGTTGCTACTGGCACAAATAACTCTATTGTAGCCACATTAGATGCAAATGGACACCCATCTACACTAAACGGAACATGGATTGAAGTACCAAGAAGTTCTTTAGGGAATGCGCAATTTACAGTCAATACTAATGCTACTACTAATTTTAATTTTAACGGTTTTAATGGCTGGGATATGCAGGGAATTAGCGCCACACAAACCGCTAATTTTTTTGCAATAGTAGTTGGATTCGGGGCTATTACTGCTGCTGATACAATTTCTATAAACTCAGTAAGCGCGGTGCCTGGTGACATACCAACGAGGCCAGCTCCGCAATCTTCTTTACAGGTTTTAGCAGATTGCCAGTATTATTATCAAAAATCGTTTAATCAAGGGATCGTTCCTGCAACAGCTGTAGGATTAGGTAATGGTGAAAATTATCTTTATGATGGTAACGCCACCATTCAAGGCTATATTTATTTTAAAAATATTATACGCAACAATCCAACGATTACCTTTTTGAATCCAGTTAACAATAACAATCAAGCCTATAATATAAACACTTCTATGGATGTAGCCAGTACCACCACCTATACAAACGCTACTGGACAAAATGGATTTGGTATTGTTTGGGGTGCAGGCGCTTACCCGTGGCAAGCAGTAGCCGTTAACTGGACCGCGGATGCTCGTTTAGGAATAGTTTAATTAATTAATGCCCCAAGGATGGGGTTTAAAAATATAAGGATATATAATGGCAACAAATTATAACATTGATAAAACTAAAAGCGGTGTAAATGGTTTCGGTTTGCCGTTTTGTAGCACCATTTATTCCGCAACGCTAACCACAAATACTGATACAGCAGTTGCTGTTCCTTTAACAGCGGCTGTAGGAGCGCCAACCGCTACAACCTTTAATAAATTTATGGCGGTATTTTCCTATTCAAGTGGCGCTAATGTTTTTGTAGCGCTTAACGCAGCGGCAGCCGTACCCGCCGGTAATACTTTTGCAGCAACAACATCAGAACTTAACCCAAACGCTAAAATGGTTAAATCAACCGATGTAATACATTTCTATTCTAGTGGTACACCAAATATTACTGTTGCATTTTACGCTATACAGGAGTAATAAATGTCTACAAAATTTAGTCAATTTAATCCTGTTACAACGGTTGCCGAATCTGGTGATACTGTTGTAGGCTTAAGAAATGGCGCCAACACTATATTTAATGCCCAAGCATTTGCGGCACTCCCTTGGACAACTTTAACTTCCGGGCAAATTTTGGTTATTAATAACGGATATTTTCTAGTAAACTCTGCTAACGCTATTTATACACTGCCAACGGTTGCAGCAGCAGGACAAATACTACAGATTATAAATCTTTCAAATTATACTGTTACAATAGCGCAAAATGCAGGGCAAAAAATTCAATTCGGTAATATAGCATCAACTCTAGGAACAGGCGGATCTATTGCATCATCCAATATTGGTGATTCCCTGACTTTAGTGTGCAGTGTTGCTAATAATAATTTTACACTTTTAGGCGCACCACAAGGAAATTGGGTGGTAACTTAATTTATTAAGGGATTAATTTATGACAATAGGTAACGCACTCAATGCCGCATTTGCTGCTAATCAATTAATATACGCATCCTCTGCAACTCAATTAATAGGCTTAGCTACAGCCACAAACGCAATATTAGTTACAAATTCTGGAGGCACTCCAAGTTTTCAAGCTACGATTCCTTTATTGGTTCAGCAAAACATTACTGAATTAGGTACTATTGCTTCTATTGGCGCTCCTTTAAATCAACAATTTGGTGGTACTGGAGTTAATAATACAGGAACTATTACTTTAGGTGGCAGTTTAACAACAACTGGCGCTTATAATTCTAATTTTAATATGACAGGCGCTACTAGTGTAACGTTTCCAACCAGCGGAGTATTAGCTACAACTGTAGGAGTTGGAGTGTTAACAGTTACAGGAACTCTTAATAAAATTTCCTGTACTGGAGGGCAAAATCCAGTAATTAGTATTGACCCAAATTATGTTGGCCAAACATCGATTACTACTCTTGGTACAATCACAACCGGTATTTTTGAAGGCTCTGTTATTGGCTTAGCCTATGGAGGAACAAATGCTAACCTTACTGCCTCTAATGGCGGGATTTTTTATTCAACCGCCTCAGCTGCCGCCATACTGTCTGGAATTGCAACCGCAAATAAAGTGTTGCTGTCAGGCTCGAATACCGCCCCTACATGGTCAACAGCTGTTTACCCTGCCTCGACGACTGCAAATCAACTTTTATATTCGTCTGTAAATAATACCATAACTGGTTTAGCAACTGCTGCTGATGGCGTACTTGTTACTAATATAGATGGTATACCAAGTATTTCAGGAACATTACCGCCTGCTGTTCAACAAGGTATTACTGAACTTGGCACCATAACATATATGATTGAACCACTAGGAGCTACGTTCGGTGGAACTGGCGTTAATAACGGTGCATCGACCATAACTCTTGCGGATAGTTTAACAACCGTTGGCGCTTATCCGGTCACATTTAATTTTACTGGTAATACCGATCTCACATTTCCACTTTCAGGAACACTAGCAACTGTTGCTGGGATCCCGTCATTGCCATTAATTACATCTCAAGGTGGTTCTGGTCTTGTTAGCCCAACTGCGCACGGGATATTAGTGAGCGAGGGTTCCAGTCCTTTTAATCCTGTTGTATTAGGCGCAGGACAATTATTAATTGGAACGACAGCTGGTGATCCAGTCGCAGCTACTTTAACCCAAGGAACAGCATTAACAATTACTAGTACCACAGGCGCAATAACAATTGGAGTAACATCTAATCCAGCTCTACCAGGAACTGGCGGTATTACATTACCTCAAGGTAACGTGGCGGCACGTTCTGGTGGTGCTGGAACGATGAGGTTTAACA